TATCGGAGGCTGTCACCAAAGGAAAAGGCTGATCAGATAATAGCCAGGGCTGAGAATCGTACCAAATTTTACGTGTTGCTGATTAAGCTATATGCCGTGGCTGTGATCCGTGGAATCCGACTTATTATAGAAAACCCCTGGAGTGAACAAACGTATCTGAAAGCCAATTTTCTTACCCCCCCCCAGCTGGTGGATGAGAACAGAATGCGGAGAGGTGACTACTTCGTTAAGCCTACTGCCTATTGGTTTGTGAACTGTGAGCCGACACATGGCCAGACGTTTCAATTTGACAAAATAAGACAAAAGAAAACAATATTATCAAGTAAAAAGGGCATCAAGGCTGGTATCTGTAGCGAGGATAGATCTCTCATCAGTCCAGACTATGCAAGGAATTTTATTTGTGATTTTATCATAGGAAAAGTACAAGTGCATTCACAATTAACATTATTCGATGATATATAAAAGTAATTCTATGGAGACTAATGCTACAAAGAGAACGGATCTTTTCTGGATTGATCCGAGAAACATTGACATCCAGGATGGTTTCAATGTGCGTAGAGAGTTTGATTTGGATGAGCTGAAAGAGCAGATCAAGGCTCAGGGAGTGCTCAATCCTATCACAGTGATCCCCTATAAGGTGGATGGTAAGGAGCGTTACAAGCTGGTGGATGGTGAGAGACGCTACAGGGCAACGATGCTGGCTATCAGTGAGGGTACCGATATTCCCTACATCAAGGCTCTCAAAGCTCCAAAGGATGCAAAGCCTGAGGATCTGTACATTGAGCAGATGATGAGAAACGAGGGAAAGAAATTCACTGAGTACGAATGTGCCATCATGTTCCAGCGTTTCAAGGAGGAGTTTGGCTACAGCCAGGTAGAGATCGCTGAGAAATTCAAGAAAAGCCCTGCTTTCATCAGTAAGTGTCTGTCACTCCTGGATCTGCCCAGTGAGCTCCAGGAAAAGATTGTATCAGGGCAGCTTTCGGTTAAGGCTGCAAGAGAGATCGCTGGTAGCTATGAGACTGAAAAGGAACAGGTAAAAGCTGCCAGATCCGCTGTCAAGTCAGCCCAGGCAGAGGGTAGATCCACTGCCACCAATAAGGAGGTGCTGAATGCTCTGAAAACATCTAAGGAGGCTAAGGCTCTGGCTGAGGCTTTGCGTACCCTCTGGGCGTACATGGATGGTGATGTGATGATCGATATTGACCAGATGGCTAAGCTCCTGGATCGCCATGAGAGTATCACAAAGGCTGTCAGGGAGTATAAAGCCCAGAATAAACCTGGTAAATAATGAAGATCCTTAGCTACTATTCAAAGCACGATCCGAATACTATAGGCGTGGAATACGTTACACCATGCCCTTACAAGCCTGGTGTAACTATCCTCAGTCCTAAGTGCCGTGCCTGTGAGTACTATGATGGTGAATGTATAACACAACATATCAGATGCAAGTATGAAGATAGAGAATCTGGAAAGAGCCTCTCAGATCAACGGACAGCTTGAAAAGTTGAACAAAATGAAAACTATGCTTTTGGATCAACATTCAATGATTGTCGTATATGAGAGTACATCATTAAATTCGAGCCACGAAAGTACATGGGATGAAGAGCTGTGTAATGCTTTCAGAAAGAGTATAGCAAAGCGTATCTCTGAGCTTGAAAAAGAGGTCACAACTTTATAATTATTTAATATTCAATTAGTTATGGGAAAAGCAAAAAAAGTACAAATGAAAGAGGATGCCTTAATGAGGCAGGAGAAAGCACTGGCTGAGGCTGGTGTGGAAAGAAAAAAGAATCTGGTGTACCCACCTTATTTTGCTAAGCGTAAGCACCTCCTGAACGCTGGACTGATCAAGTTGCTCCAGGAAACAGCAGATAAGGATCCAGACGTGGTAGATGTTTACGGTGAGTACAAAGAGGGTACTTTCCTACACCGTTTCTGTATCGTGACTGTCACCAGGGAAAACGGCCTGTGGATGATCCATATCTACAGTAAGGATAACCCGATCACTCTGCCGATCATCCAGGAGGTGAGGGATAAGTACGTGCCAGACTATTGCATGATGGTACAGTTCTACCCATCCAGGGAGGAGCGTAACACCCTCAAAGGGATCCAGCTCTGTGAAATGCCAGGCTCCATCCAGGAGGATGAGCCAGAGCCTACCGATCAGAAAAGCCAGGAGGCAGAGAAATGATCTACATAGGCATTGATACTGGAGTAAACACTGGTGTAGCTGTCTGGGATAACAGACAGCGCACCTTTCTCCAGATCCAGACAATAAAGATCCACCAGGCTATGGCTCTGGTTAAGGAATGGAAAAACAAGTGTGCAGATATTGGTACCAAACTCATTGTGAGGGTGGAGGATGCCAGACAGCGTAAGTGGTTTGAAAAGAAATACTCCAGGAAAGGTGAGGAGGAAAACGTGCTACAGGGTGCTGGCTCCATCAAACGTGATGCCAAGATCTGGGATGATTACCTGGCAGACCTGGGAGTGGAGTACCAGATGGTACCTCCTAAGGGTGGAATGACAAAGTACACCAAAGAGCGTTTCCAGGCTCTTACAGGATGGAAAAAGCCCACAAATGAGCACAACAGGGATGCTGCCATGCTTGTTTTTGGCTTTTGAATCAAAAAAAATCGTAAAATGTGTTCAAGGAACACAGAAATTTATTATCTTTGCAACGAATATTCACTTAGTAAATAAAGTTATGGCTATAACGATCACAATTATTGCCCTGATTGCCATATTCATTGTGGCGTGGTTTATGGGGCTGAATGCCAACCTGGGAATTGCGATCCTGGATAACTGTTTCCCTACCACTTACCCATGCAAGGGTGAGCAGGTGGATGTGTATATCAACGGCTCCTGGAATAGATGTGCAACTGTTACTGCCTGTTGCCATGATTTCCTGGTGCTGTACGGTGCTGTACGCTGTCCGATTGACTACAGAGGCCGTTTCTATGCTATCGGTGTTGATGCCAACGATAATACCCTGGTGTATGTGGATAAGGTACACTGGCACCTGGTTAAGCGTGCTGAGCTGATCCGTAAGATCTGTAATGTGCCTGATGAGTACGGTACGTTCCCATCAGACGATGAGACAAAGCCATACAAGGATCTTTTCCCTGGTGTAAAGGATCCTGGTGATGAGGTTCCAGAAATACCAGCTGAGGAGGAGTAAGCCATGAAAGTAGGTCAGATCATATACAGGAATCCTAAGGATCTCCACCAGCATCCACACAACCCACGTAAGATTTCAAAGGAGGATTTTGCAAGGCTGGTGGATAGCATCCGTACCAATGGTTTCTGGGAGCACAGGCCTGAGGCACTGGAGGAGATAGACGGTAAGCTGTACATATTGTGTGGCAACCAGAGGAATAAGGCTGCAATAAAGTTGAAATTGCCTCAGGTGCCCACCATGCTCTATGAGGATCTGACTGATGATGAGAGGCAGGAGATCATTGCCAGGGATAACGTCAATAACGGTGAATGGGATCAGGAGATCCTGGCTGTTGATCCGTTCTGGGACGGTGCCGACTATGATTTCTTAGGAGTTCCTGAGCCTCAGGTGGAGGATAGTGAGCCAGACGATAAGCCTAAGAAGAAAGGCAAAAAGAGTGATAAGGGGAAAGACGCTGAGGATAACGATGAGCAGAGTGATGAGGATGCCGAAAAGGAGGATTTCTACAGATCGATGCTAAAGGATGTGCTATACCCAGCGAACAATCCTTTCGACATCCCCACACTACTCCTGGATGGCCAGGCTGGTTTCCTGGAAACGCCTCTTTCTCCCTGGGGTGCCAACAGCAGACTGAGAAAGGATGTGGCAACATATCATTTCTATGTGGATGATTACAGGTTTGAGGCTCTTTTCAAGGATCCTGTAAAGCTCATTATGAGTGGATGCAAGGCCATTGTGGAGCCAAATTGTAGCTGCCATGACCAGACACCTATTGCCTATGGCATTTCCCTGATCTACAAGAAACGCTGGCTTGCAAGGTACCTCCAGGAGTGCGGTGTTAAGGTGTATGCCGATCTGAATGTTTCCCACAAGTTCATTGAGTACAATAAGATGGGTATTCCGAAAGGCTACAACGCTTTCTTTACCAGGGGGCTTGATGGATGGATGGAAAGCCTGAAACTGGATCTCCAGGTAGCTCAGGAGATCAGTGGACTGGATCAGCCTAACCTGATCGTCTATGGTGGAGGTGATGAGATCCAGGCTTTCTGCCAGGAGCACAATCTGTTGTACGTTACCGATTTTATCAACGCTAAGAAGAAATAGCAACAATATAGTAATAACTAAACACGTTTATATTATGGGTAGAAACGCAGGAGGTGTAAACAATTACGCAAAGGGTGGATCTGGAAACGGTGTAGCCGTGACATCCACAGGTAAGCGTCTTACCAAGAAACAGGTACAGACGATGCAAAAGACCGCTGTCTCGACTGGCGGTATGAAACACAGGGATATGGAGAAACAGATCAACCGTGCCATATCCAGGTATGAGGCAGTGATGGGAATTAGGGAGAGGAGTATCAAGCTGGCAGACATCCCAGGAGCATACGGTGTTACATACATTGGTGCCAACGGATCCCAGGGTATCTATCTCTCACGTAAGCACTTTGATCAGCCAAAGAGAAAGTTTGAGGCTGACTATAAGAAACACAACTATGACAGTGGATTTAAGAACGTCACCAACAGAGCTGCCCAGCACACTGTAACACATGAGCTGGCACACGCCACCTGGACGAGTTCCTATACATCCACAAAGCACAAGGCTGCTGGTAAGGAGATCACAAAGCTCTACCATACCTGGGCTAAGGATAAGAAGAAAAAGGGCTATGGATCCTATGGTAAGACCAACGTGGATGAGTTCTGGGCTGAGGTGATCACTAAGGGTATTCACGGACGCTCTGACAAGTACACGAAAAAGGCTATCAGCATAGCTAAGAAATACAAGCTGTAACCACACAGCACAACGGAGAGTTTTAACATCAAATCATAAGTATAACAATAAAAACGTAAAAGTATGGATTCACAGAAAAGCAAAAACCAGGAGAAAATCCAGCTCACTGATCTGGAGCTGGCAGTGTTGAAAAAGGACATAGCAGGAGAGTTTTTCCCTCCTGAGGCCACAGATGAGGAGCGTAAGGCTCTGAAAAGTGTGATCGACAAAGCAGATGAGCACTGTGAGAAACTGGATGCCTATGATGAGATAGGCGAAAGCCTTATGGTGTGGTTCCTGAATCAGTACGAGGCTCAGGAGGCCAACGCTTAACGCTTTACCAGGTAAACAAAGGATCAGAGTGCCAGAAACAGCCTCTGATTTCTTTTGATCCTGGTAGTGTGTTTGACAAACGCAAACAACGGACAAACAACGGATATGGGTAATGACACAAGATTTCAAAAGGGGAATAAAAAGGGCAACCGATTTACCTCTGAGAATCAGCCTCAGAACAGAGGCCGAAAGCCTAAGGTGTATAAGTACCTAAAGAAAGTTGTTGGTGAGAGTGTAGGCCATGAGCTGGAGGAGCATGATTTCAAAAACATTATGCAAGCCCTGATCGAGCTGCCACCGTCTAAGCTCCAGGCATTAGTCAGGAGTACAGAGATTGATCCTAAGACAGGAAAGCCAAAGCCAAACCCAGACACTCCAGCCTGGATCCAGATGCTGGTAAGCAATATCAATGCCTGTATGAAATACGGCAAACTGGATGCCCTGGAGTATGTTCTGGATCGTTCTTTTGGAGCACCAACCCAGAAGATCGAGGGTGACATAACCACAACACCAAAGGCTCAGGATCTGTCAATGCTGAGCACTGATGAACTGCTACAGTACAATGCCCTCCTGGAAAAGATAGAGAAAGGAGGGTAAGATATGCGTTTCAAGGCTATCACCATACCTATCTCTCTCCAGGTAAAGATCGAGCTATTCAAGCGTGGATGTTTCGACTTTATCACGACTGCAGATGGCAAACAGCATGAGAAACAGAATGAGGCTCTGAGGATCCTAACGGATGATGAGCACGCTGAATTTCTGTATGGTGGTGCTGCTGGTGGTGCTAAATCGTGGACTGGAGCTGCCTGGCTGTTGTTTATGAGCCTGTGCTTTCCTCAGACCAAATGGTTTATAGGACGTGCAGAGCTTAAACGAATAACCCAGAGTACCTACATCACTTTCAAGAAAGTATGTACCAGGTATGGGGTGCCAGATGATCTATGGAACTACAACGGCCAACTGAACTACATAGAGTTCTACAATGGCTCACGTATTGATTTCCTGGATCTCCAGTATAAGCCAGGTGATCCGCTTTATGAGCGTTTCGGATCCTTAGAGTTCACTGGTGGATGGATCGAGGAGGGCGGTGAGGTCAATTTCGGAGCCTATGACACGCTGAAAACACGTGTGGGACGCTGCCTGAATCAGGAATATGGGCTGAAACGTAAGCTCTTTATCACCTGTAACCCTAAAAAGAACTGGATGTATGATGAGTTCTACAAACCGTGGAGAAAGGGCACGCTGAAAGACTACCAGGCCTATCTGCCATGTTTGGTACAGGAAAACCCATTTATCGATCCAGACTACATAGAGGGATTGAGAACGACATCCGATAAGGTGAAGTTTGAACGCCTCTTTAAGGGTAACTGGGAATACGATGATAACCCACTGGCTCTGTGTAGCCATGATGCGATCTGTGCGATCTTTGGAAATATACTGGCTGTGAAAACAGGTGTGCACTACCTGACAGCCGATATAGCACGTTTCGGTGCTGACTATGCCAGGATCGGTGTATGGAACGGATGGGTGCTGGTTGATTACAAGTGTTTCCCTGTCTCAAAGACAACGGACATACAGACGTACATCATAAGGTGCCAGAAGAAATACAAGATACCAAGGTACAGGTGTATTGCCGATGAGGACGGTGTAGGTGGTGGTGTGGTAGATAACTGTGACATTGAGGGCTTTGTGAATAACTCAGCACCTCTGAACGGTGAGAACTACCAGAATCTACAGGCACAATGCGGTTACAAGCTGGCAGATCATATCAATGCCAATGAGGTAGGTGTGGAGGCCAACCTGGTAAGCCAGGCAGAACAGGAGGAGATCACCAACGAGCTTGAACAGCTCCAGACGTGGAAACCAGATAACGATGGCAGGCTGATGCTAAAGCCAAAGGCTGAGATCAAGAATGACATAGGCAGATCTCCAGACTGGAGGGATATGTTCCTGATGAGATCCTGGTTTGACTACAACGAGTACGATATACCAGATGATATAGAACGTAGGTTAGGACTAACAGCATAAGAAGAAAAAAAAGAAAATGGGACTATTTAACATTATTGCAAATGATGTGAAAGCTGCTATAGGCTATCAGCAGAGTTTCACAGAGCTGCTGGAGGCACAGGATGTTTCCAGGGCAGTAAGTATGATGAAAGATTGCTCCATCCAGGCTGCACAAAATCTGAAAGAGTATGAGATCTCTACTCACAAGATCAATGAGCGTCAGGACAGGGCTGTGTTTGACAAAAAAGGCAATTTCCTCAGATGGAGTAAGCGGTGGAAAATACCCATTCCGTACCAGCCTTTCATCAATGAGATTGCCCTGGTGTTCCTGTATGGCAGACCTGTAAAGTGGTTCCAGATCTCAGAGAATACTGATGATGGTTTCCAGAATTATATTAGGCTCAATGAGGAGATCCGCTTTAACGCTGTTGTCAGGGAGGCTAAGCGTGCTGCTGGTGCTGAGGGCATTTCTGCTATCCTCTACCACGTGTACAGGGACAGTAAGACCAATGAGCCTAAGCTGCTGCTGAATGTGCTGAGCAAGAAAACCAACGATGATATTTATTTCATCAAGGATCAGTACCGTAAGCTGACAGCCTTTGCCTGGGGTTACTATCTCACTGAGGCTGGCAATAAGACCGTGCACCACCTGGACGTGTACACAGCTGATACCATCTACAAATGCAAGCGTTCAAATGTAGGATGGGAGGTGCTGGTAAGGCAGAATCCTATTGGTAAGATCCCTGTGCTGCTGTTTGAGCAGGAGGTGGAGCATGATGGCACACAGCCCATGATCGAGCGCACAGAGGCACTGACATCAACTGATGCTGATGTGAATGATCGCTTTGCTAACCCAGCTATGGTTGCAACGGCTGAGATCCTGAATAGTCTGCCAAAGGCTGAGGAGGAGGCTAAGCTGTACATCCTGAAAAACGGTGGTGAGGTTAAGTATCTCACCTGGGATCAGGCAAGCCAGAGCAAATCCAATGAGTATGACCGCCTGGATAAGCATATCCTGAGCAAGTCTTTCACTCCTAACATAGACTTTGACAACATGAAAACCCTGGGTAATCTTTCCGCTAAGGCTATCCGTAAGGTGATGCTGCTGGCAGTGATCAAGGCTGAGAAACGAAAGGAAACCCATGATGGCTACATGAACAGGCACGCCTCTCTGATGCTGGCTATCCTGGGCAACGTACTGGACTACTCTCACAAGTCACTGTATGATGCTCTCCAGATAGGCCATGAGTTCCAGGAGCCGTTTGGTGATGATGTTTCAGAGACGCTGAATGACGTTCTGAGGCAGTTTGGTGCTGGTGGTATGAGCACTCAAACCATGCTGGAGCTTTCTTACCTGATCAAGGATGCCAAGAAAGAAATGGAGCTGATCAAGCAGGAGCAACTGGAGAAAATGGATCAACAGCTGAAACAACAGCAGGAGCTTAACAAGTTGGATATATTTGGCCAGGGAGAGTAATGTGATGCCGAAGATCAAGAAAATCAATATGACAAAGGGGCTTTACTACTTTTATTGCCCAGCTTGCAAGCAGACACATGAGATAGGTACAGATCCAGCAGATCAGTACCCTGTATGGCAGTTCAACGGAAACCTGGAGAGGCCTACCATAAGACCGTCTGTAGCTGTTGAGAGTACCTACAGGGGACAGCGTACCTATTGCCACTCATTCGTAACTGATGGCCAGATCCAGTACCTGGATGATTGCACCCATGAGCTGAAAGGCCAGACTATAGAATTACCAGATGTAACAAAAGAGTTTGAACTATGAAGATTATCAAAGCTATTTGGAGGTGGTTGCGCACTGATGGGCTTTTGCACATTACCTGTAGCGCATTGATCCTGTTGGCACTGTGTGACGTGATGCCTTTGTGGGCTGCAATCGTGATCACAGTGATCCTGGGAATTGGTAAGGAGATCTATGACAGGCACCATGAGGGTACACCAGAGCTTCACGATCTGATCTGTGATGCCATTGGTATTGTCCTGGGTGTTCTTATTCATGTATTTAGATAGTCTGAGCTATGCCCAAAGGAAAGTATCTAAGTGGTAAGCCTCTCCAGCTGGCTCTCCTGAAAAGGACAGAGGGCTATGCTGCCAATGTGCGTAAGATCTACCAGGATTCACTGGGTAAAATCATAGACATTGTGAAAGGCACAGAGCTGGAGGATGGTGTACCATTCTCTTTCTCAGAGTATGGCTATACTGAGGAGGTACAGCCGATCCTGAGGAATATGTACAGCCGTGTTTACCAGGTGATACGTTCTGGAGTTGAAAAAGAATGGTTATTAGCAAGTGAGAATAATGATGAGCTGGTAAAATCCATCTTTGGTGATCAGTCGATAGAGGATAACCACTTTGCAAAGTATTTCCTCAGGAATAAGGAGGCTATGGATGCTTTCTTTGCCAGAAAAGCCCAGGGGCTGGATCTGTCACAAAAGGTATGGAAATACACCAGCCAGTACAAAGGTGAGCTGGAGGGTACCCTGGATCTGGCTATAGGAGAGGGCACACCAGCAAACCAGCTTGCATCAAAGATACAGCAGTACCTCCAGGATCCTGATAGGTGGTACAGGCGTTTCCGTATAAAGATCGGAGAGGATGAGGATGGAAACCCGATCTATGGCCGTGTATGGAAACGCAGGATCTTTGATAAGGAGGATGGTATCTACAAATGGATCGATGATACCCCAAAGCACTACCATCCAGTCCAGGGTGTCTATAGATCCAGCTACAGGAACGCCCAGAGGCTTGCACGATCAGAGACCAATATTGCCTACCGTACAGCAGACTATGAACGCTGGGCACAGCTGGACTTTGTTGTGGGCGTGGAGATCAAGCTGAGCAACAATCACCCAGAGCCAGATATTTGTGATGCCCTGAAAGGTATCTACCCAAAGGATTTCAAGTGGACTGGCTGGCACCCTAACTGTAGGTGCTATATGGTACCAGTGATGGCTACCCAGGAGGAAATGGATGATATGGTGGATAAGATCCTCTCTGGTGAGGAGCCTGGCAGTTTGTCTGTACATTCTGAAAACGAGGTGAAAGATCTGCCTGGAGCGTTTACAGGGTGGATTGAAGATCCAAAGACAGCAGAACGCATAGAGAAAGCCAGGGCAAACGGTACCATGCCTTATTTCATTCGTGACAATGAGGATCTGATCTGGAAAAAGAATACACCTATTGATATTGCACAGCAAAGGCACGCCTCCAGGACACAGGAGGATATTGATAGGATCCGTAAGGCGTGGGCTGAAAAGCTGGCTGTTACAAAATTCTCAAACAAGATGCTTGATACGTTTGGAGGCATTTCAGACGTTGATACAACAGCACTGGAGGATGCTTTGCGCACAGCTAACTATCCTGAGGCTCAGAAACAGGCCTTAAAGCTCATGGAAATAGGTAAGCAGATAAAGTCCCTGGAATATCTGGATGATCCTCTCCAGGTGGCTAAAAACTACTCATACGCTGATGCTAAGGCTGTCAATCAATCCGTGGCTGATAAGTTCCAGAAATGGGCTGATAAGTACGGTGTATCTGACTACTCACAGCTAACACTGGAGCAGAAACAGCAGAAACTGACATTTGAGTTAGGCTGGCTACCAAACAATCACTTTGGTAAATCATGGGAAAAGACCTGGGAGGTTGCCCAGGCTGCTTATGCTAAGGAGCTGGCAAAGGTCGTTGATCTCCAGGAATGGGCAAAGATCAAGGATGGTGCTTTAGCTGCCAAATCGTTTGCCACAAAGTCAAAGCCTTATAAGGATCTGGTTAGCGATCTGGAGGCAGCTATTGCAGCCAATAATAAGCACCAGGCACAGGTGATCCTTTCTGATATTGATGCTAAGCGTATTCAGCTGGAGAAAACCAGGGCAAAGGCGAAAAAGGGTGATCTTAGCGTGTCTTTCGATCCCTCAGACTATACCCAGGAAAGAAAGGATGCTGCTAAGTGGTTCCATCATGCGAAAGATGCCAATGACTATTTCTTTGACTATGCGAAAAAGGACTGGGCAATGGCCTCTGCTGAGGAAAAGGCTGCTATGTACCAGTACACAGCTGGCAGTTCATATATTACAGAGCCACTGAGAGCGATCAAAGGCTATTACCACTACTATTCTGGTAGGCTTGCTGAAAGTGAGGCTCATATTAGGTGTATGACAGATTACATATCACGTAGTCAGTTCAAGGATGATATATGAGTGAAACGAGACGAAATATCTGCTTTCATGCAATACCGTTTCAAACTGCCTAAGTCCCTGGATTCCTATATTTCAGATCCCTCAAAACTTGTAGGCCTGGAGGGTGTTGATGATTCGTTTATGTCCTGTGGTAACTGTAGGAATACCAATTTCGGAGCTAAGCCTGTCTGCCTGAATATCTATTGTCCTAAGGGAACGAGAGCGAGTTATGCAGAGCCATTCTCTGCTTTCGGACAAAAGCATGATAATGGAATATCAGCACCAGGGAAGGGATGGAATGGTACATCAAAGCCTGTCACTACAGGAGAGAATGAGATCATTCTACAGCGTGGTACCAAATTCAGGATCACAAAAGCTGAGTACACCAATGGCAAATGGTATATTGACCTGGAGGTGTTAGAACAGGCTCCCAGAACGATAAAAGGAATGGTAAGTACATCCAGTGGATTCTACTGTGACTATCAATAAATAAAAGGGGTGAGATCAACGCTCACCCTTTTTATATACATTCTTGTAATAGCTCTTAAAGCCCTCTACATCGATCCTTTCATTGTACTTACAATACCTGTTGAAAAGCACAGCTTTCAACGAAATAGGTACTTTGTCGTACTGCTCAAATTCATTCAGACCAGCACTGATGTATTCCTGGATCATACCTCCAAGCGTATCTTTCTCCTCTGTCAGTGCCTCTGTAGCATCCACCCAGAACTTTTCGATCTTTATTAGGGTTTCTGTCTCAGGATCATTCTTAACGTCTTTCTTTCCGTAGTATCTACAGAAGATCTTTAAATCATTCTTGCTCATAGTGCTATCATTTAATGAAATGTGTGCCAGATCCTGAGCTGATCAACCATCCGAGGATCCAGGTACGTGTAAACCTTATCAATAAGCTCCTGAGGGATGCCGAAACGTGCCTCTGCTATTGATCCTACAATGGCACCAATGGTATCACTATCACCACCAAAGGAAATAGCACGTCTGATAGCATTCTCAAAGTCTGTAGCCTGGTAGATAATCTGGAGGCACAGAGGTACAGTACCCTGGCACGTCTCATCAAACCTACCTTGCTCAAAATGCTGGCTCTCAAATCCTGGGTAATACTGTTGCATGGTATCACACCACTCCCTGAGGCTCTTACCCCATCCCATACGAAACCACCAGATAGCATGAGCCACAGCCACAGCTCCCTTGATGCCCTCTGGATGATCATGTGTCACAGATGCAGTCTTTTCTGCCCACTCTTTCACATCATCCAGCTCATCAAACGCCCAGGCTACAGGGCTTACTCTCATAGCTGATCCATTGCCAAAGCTGTTGTATGGTTGTGGATCCTCTGAAAAGATCCAGCGTGCAAAGCTGCCACCATATCCACCCATCGGATGAGGATAGAGCCTACACCACTCCAGGAGCTTATCCTTAAAGCTCTCCAGGGACAGTATAGCATCAGCCACAGCCAGCGTACAGATCGTATCATCTGTATAGCTGTTTTGCGGTGTGAACAGCTCAAAGTTGTAGTCTCTGGTGTTATTGAACTCAAAGCGTGATCCGATTACGTCACCAATAATTGCGCCTATCATCTTTTCTGTTGTTTGGTTATTACTTTTGATCTCCTTATAGTGGCTTTCCTGGTTTTGTGCTCATCATTATCTCTCAGGCACTGCCAGAGCCATTCCTTACCAGCTCCGATCACCTCTTTGGGGATCTCCTCATAGATAGCAGCTACAGAGCCGAAATACCAGTTCTTTTTGCCCTGGTAAGGCTCATTCAGCTCAACGTGGATAACATTGTTCTGTTTCATGCTTATTGCTTTTTCTCATCCTCTGAAACAGGATCAAAGGGTGTTGGTGAATACTCAATGAGATCCCTGCCTGTAGCGGTCTTAGATACTCTCTGGTACACTTTCTTTTTGGGATCGTTCAGATCCTCAGGTGTCAAACCTCCGAAATACTTTTTTACTGGTTTCATAATTATCTGTGTTTATTGAACGCAAAATTACTAAATTATTTCCGAAATACCAAAGGTTTTGCAAGAAAAATGCAAAATTTACCTGGTTTATGCCTCAGTGGTAGCGTTTTCTTACGCAAAAGCTCCTGATCCTGTGCCAAAATGGTTGCTTGATCTTTGCCTTACAGGGCTTACCCTCTTTGTGGTGAGTGTGCCAGGATTCCCGATTGTATTGCCTGAGATCCAGGTGTGGGTTATCACAAACACGGACATCATAGTATCTCAATCTCTCTAATTGAGCCTCCAGCTCCTCCAGACTGAAAGGCTCCTCCAGCTCAACAATGTAGCCCACTGTTACCTCATCCTCACTTGATTCAGCAAAGAAATCCTCCAGAGCCTTAGTGATCTTTTCTACAGGCACTTTGCTCTCAGTGGCTATGATCTCAGCAAAGAGCTGGATCTTATCCCTGTGTACTTTCTTGTATTGCCTTGCAAGCATAGCTACACCTCCTTTTCTTTCTTGAAATACCAACCGATTACACAGTCTCTGCAATCCCAAATATCCATCAGCTTACAATCATCTATGATCGTTAGGTGCTTAGGCTTTGATACATAAACCATGTACACCTCATTAGGCTTTGCAAGATCTCCAAACTCCCCTACTGTCATACCTTTGCGAGGCGGTTTGTGACGCTTGTAACCTTGATTTTCCATGAAATCCACTATATTTGTAGTATAGTTGAAATTCACGCTGCCAGAAAGTGTAGCATGGCGTACCACCCTTACTACTGCCATACTCCAACGCCAATTAAAGAAATAGGCTACAGCCCTGTAAACACAATCTCTTACGTGTTTGTCGAATGGGTTTCTGTTGTGATAAATGTACTCCATAGCTAATCATCCTTTCTATCAAAGTTATTGCAAGGCTTACACATCCTGGATTTAGCGTAATAGATCACCTGATCCTTAAACCTGGGATGTAGGATCTTCTTACGTTTCAGAAAGCATACTGTTGATTCTCTCCAGGCATTGATTGAGGCTTTACCCTTTCCCCAGTGCTTACAATCCTTACATCTGGGATCATCCACACCCTGGATCTTATCCAGCTTAGCAGAAAAGGAGTTTATTGCCTTTCGCACCAGCAGCATATCATCCTCTTTCAGCCCTGGATCATCTATCATAACAACCTGGGTAGGTTGCTTATCCTCCAGAACAACACACAGACGTAATACGGCTTTCATTTGTCACCTCCTTTCTCTATGTGTTGATCGATCAATTCACCCAGCTTATCAACTTGCTCAGAAAGTTTGTCAGCTTTCCTTTTCCACCACCACCTGGTGAATATGGATTTTGTAAGAGATTTGTATTTTGCCTCCATGAATTGACGTGTCAATTTCAAATAGTGATCTACCAGGATGTTTGTTGCAAACTTATTCATACCCTCTGCCAGTGGAGCTATTGATTTGCCAAAATCAGCAAAAGCCTTTGCAAGATCATCAGCTGTTTGCTTAGAAATACCTTTGTAGTATTCCTCATCAGCTTTGACAAACTGCCTCTGGTTTCTACAGCTCCTGATCTCTTTGTCACCCTCAAAGACAGGGTTAAACTGGCCATCAATGTACTTTTGGCACTGTTTCTTGACTGGGCAGTGCTCACCCTTACAGAATGTACTCATACTCTTTATTCTTTAGTTGTTATTGTTACTTTCTTAACCACGAACTCCTCTTTCACGTCTATGTAAACATCACCATTCTCACCAACAATGGTGTAACCACCTATGCTGTGCTCGATCCGTACACACTTAATATCTTTCCTTACATCAGGTATTCTTTTGCCTACCTGGTATGTGGTAAAGCCATTCATGCCATCCTTTACCACCAGCTTTGCTATTGTCAGTAAATCCATTCTTTTATGCTGTTAATATACGTTTGTGGTACATAGTAATTGAACTCACCACGCTCCAGGGCTTGTATTTCGCCCTCCAGGGCGTTTATTTTGTTTTGCCTGTCCTGTGCTCCAAAGCCAAACAGATCATCCGCTGTAGGGCTTTCTATGAGCCTTTTCAGCCTGGATCTCTTAGCTCTCAATAGTGAGACTGTCTTTGCCTGGATGTATTCCTCTCCCTGTAGGAGCGTCTGGGCACAGATCACAAGCTCTACCTTTCTCCTTGGGTGTGCTACCTTGATCCGTGCTGCCAGGTACTCAAAGTACCACCTCCATTGCTCAACGATCCACATAGGCAGTTTGTTCCTGTAGTAAACAACCTCCTCAACGTGGCATTTGTTATACACCATGATCTTAATGCAGATCTGGGGGATCTCTTTTGTCTCTGCCATATTATAACATTCCGCTTAATAACATTGATCCCAGAAAATGGTTTGGAGCTGGCTCCCATAAGCCAGGGTACATATAACGTGCAAAACCACCCACTATACCTACAGATCTTTTAGACCTCTGAAACCGTGATATTACTCTATGTTCCAGATCACTCTGCCAGTATAGGCTCTGGATCTTTCTTTGCCATTCCTTAACGCTCTTAGGATCCGATGGTAAACCATCACTTTTCAAGATCCTTATGAGCCTCTTTCTTTCACGTGCTTTTTTACTCATACTTTTTCTACTTAGTAAATCCCAATTCTCTTTTACCCTCATTCACAGCCAGGTTAAAGCGTGCCCAAAGATCCTCACTTTTGAATATGATATGCAAGGTGCCTTTCTTATAGCACCTAAAATTGAAGAAAGCACTCTCATGGAGGCTGGAATCACCTACCCTGACAAAGGAGATAGCCTTTTCCAGGCTCATATTGGTGTAATCATCAGCTGTAGCCTCCCTGTCAAATTTATAGTTACCCATCTGGCTTAGTTTAGCCTTACCTTGCTCTGACAGGCTATTAAGGTTGTCATAAGACAGACCAGAGAGGAAACACATCACCTTATCAATATCCCTGTACTCATTGTACCTATTCCAGTCAGCTCTGAAAGTGCTACTCCAGTCAGAGGAAACAAAGTAAGGCAGAATGATCTTTTTGTTTACCTTGAACTTGCTGTTAGTTTTCCATCCCTCAGTGAGTTCAGTGTTATCCTTATGGAACTTAGTAAACATATCGTACACATCCACCACAGCCTTTTTCAGGATATTCTGGCTATTGAGACAGACAAACTGGATCAGCTTGTATATATTCTCTCTGTTAAGCTCATAGGCTCCCTGAGCCTCACAGAACTGATCAAATGTCTTTCTGAGGTTAGCTGTCATGTACTTATCCATACCCAGGTTAGCAATGATCTCTTTCCAGGCTCTGGACTTAGCAGCATTCAGAAAAGCATTGTAAGCCGATTGCATATCATTACCAGATCCTTGCATTTCTCTCATTTGCTCTCCTACCAGCTTGCTCACATCCTCAGTACCCATGAAAGCAGTTACATAGAAATCCAGTTTTTTGCGTGCCTTGATAAACTCCACAGCTGCCTCCTTTGCCTTATCCCAGGCGTGTAGGTAATCACCCAGCTTATCCACCACAGCCAGATCAGATCCAGAGGAAACGGCCTCCTTGAAATCAGGGACACCCTCAACCTTTGCGCCATCCCCAAAGTCTATGTGCCAACGCTGATCCTCCACCTCTTTGTGCAGTCTCACCATAGCAACCTCCACGTTTGTTTGTCTGCTGGCAGATCTGAAACACTTACCCAGGTACTCCACTGATCCGTGCTCCTGTATAAGCTGTACCAGGAGTTTTCTCCTCTGGGTGTATGGATTGCGGATCGTCTCAGCATTCAGGAGGCAAACCACATCACCAGTCCACATAATATCCCAGGCGTGTAACAGGTGCTCATCACCATTGCTAAACGGTGGATTCATAACAATAAGATCAAAGGTGTGTGAGGGATTGTAAGAAAGGAAATCATCAGCCAGGATCTTATAGCCTTTGCCCTGTAGTACCATCACCAGCTCTGGATTGATCTCACAGGCGTACATATTAGCCTTAGGAGCCTTATATCCGTAGCTCTCTGCCAGATAGTCAAGGATAGATCCAGTACCAGCACTGGGTTCCAGGATCTGTTTCTTGTTTATATCTTTCCTGTATGGAGCGATCATCTGTGAGATCACCTCCCTGGGTGTTGGAAAATACTCTGTATCGAAAATATTGCTCATAGTCTAAAATACTCTTTGGTTAGTTGGTATAACATTGAATTTCTTGTTTGCCAGAGAGGGGCGTTTCTCCAGTGCAAACTTTCTCAGATCTCTGTAATCGTATGTGGGTACCATCTTACCCTGGATGATCATTGGGAACGGCTGGCCTGTGTACCTGAGCTGGCAGAAGAAACTGCCATCACCCAGCATCACGTCTAATAGTAGTGGTTTCTGTGCCATATCTGTAGTGTTGCATTGTGGAGGGGCTTGCACCCCTCCTGGTTAATAACTATTGTTGATCTCGTTTGGCTGGTAGCCGTTAAGACGTGCCCTGTGGTTTGCCATCTTTGGTGTCTTAGCCTTGAAAAGGAATTTCCTGGTGTCGTGATCATATCCTACCAGATAGCTCTCTCCCAGCCTTTGCTCTCTTACTATATCACACTGTTTCATTGCTGCCTGCCTACTTGTTTGTTCCACATATCCATTGCCCATCCCAGCTGTCTCTCCAGATCATCCTCTACCTTTGCAAAGTAATCGGATGCCTTTACTGGGTAAAGTTTCAGGAGATCACCTTTGCCGTTGCCATTTCGGAAACCTGTGTAACAGTGATCCTGAGCCTCTTTCTCTGTGTCGAATACCACAGCCCTGTTTGTCATTGGATAGAAACAGCTACCCTGGTAGCCATTGCCCTCACCAACGTAACAGTAGTAAGTCTCACCTCCGAAACCAGCTACCACCCAGCCAGTGGACTTTTTCAGCTCCTTAGATTGCTCGATAGCCTTACGCATTGCGCTGATGTATTCCTTTTGCTCCTTAGAATACTCTAATACTGCCTTTGCCATAACTTGATCCTCCTTATTTAATATTATCAACAATGTATTGCTTATCCTCATCCCAAAGAGGCAGATTCTGTCTGATCTTACGCTTGATCACCTTATCATGCCCTATCAGCTCGATAGCTTTGTTAAGCAGCTCAATATCACCAAAGCACTGTGCTCTCTCCAGGAGGAAATCAACCAGGATGGATCTTTCCTCTCTCATAGCATCCAGCTTGTCTTTCAGGTTGTCTGCCTGTCTGAAATAGGTGGCTAACAGAGTGCTCTCATGGTGCTTTTTGTAGTCCTTACAGAACTCATCCTTATCCATGTTACCAGCCTCCAGGTACATTGCCTCTACCTGCTTGTATTGATCCTCTGTAAGTTCAATACCTGTGCGATCAAAAAACTCTTTCTGTATCATAATCTGAAAATCTAAATTGATGTTGCATTATTTTGGTGTGTTTGTGAAACACAGTGCAAATATATATACTATTTCGGAAATAACAAAGGAAAATCAAAGAAAATTCACCTGGTGAACGTGTTTTTATGATTATTTAACTATTTTACCAGGTAAATTTTATCTGCGTTTGCTGAACACATCCCAAAAATTATTGCTATATTTGCACCGATTTAATAAATAATGCAACTTTTATAACGTATGAACAAGACACTCTTTGACAAGGTGAAAAGTCTGTGCAAAGACACTGGACTTTCAGAGAAGTACCTTAAAGCGATAACCGAAAAACTCGGTGGCAGCGTTGAGGATGATTCTACTGATGAGGCAGCGATTGAAACGGCTGCAAACCTGATCGCTGACGTGGCTAAAGAAAGCCAGGGCGAATCCTCCAGGTGGGTAGATGCTTTCAAGAAAAAGAATCCAAAGCGTAAGGATCACAACGATTCAGAAGATGAGGAGGACGATCCAAACGAAGATGATCCAAACGATCCCGATTCCAAAAAGAATAAGGATCCTATGATGAAGCTCTTGAAAAAGATGCAGAAACAGGTTGAGGATCAGGCTGAGGAGCTTAAAACCCTGAAAGGTGAAAAGGCTGCTGGAGAGCGTAACAAAACTATCCAGAGCCTGATGGAAACTCACAAAATCCCCAAGTATCTCCGTGATACTCTGGCAAAGTCTATTGCTGAGGGTGACGATGCAGAGCAAGCCATCAAGGATTTCAAACAGGGGTTGATCACCAATGGGCTTGAAACCGAAGAAACAGAGGGTAAAAAAGTGGCAAGTGAAAAGCAAGTCGATGAGGCTGCTGATAGCTTGCTGGAGTCAATAACCGCTAAATAAAAAAGAAAATGAAACGTAAGACCGATTCATTCACTGGCCAACGCCCAGTGTTTACAGGATCACCCAGTATCGTACCTGGCGGTTTCAATCTCGACAAGACAAACCAGAGCTTTAAGGAGGGTGACATCATCCCCATTGGCACTGTTTGTAAGTTCGATGAGCAGACCAGGCTGGTACAGATCCTGAAAACGGCTGAGGTTGTAGCCATTGATTCAGACGATGCAAAGATTGTATCTCTGAAAGTTGCCGAGTTCTTTAAGCCTGTTTTCTGTGTAGGTGATAAGGTTGCTAAGGCTGGTGCTATCTCTGGTACCTATGCCAACGCTGTTTCTATCGCTGCCATTAACCAGACAAAGAGCACGTATGTAATTACCCTCAGTGCTGCCATCACTGGCCTTGCTGTGGGTGACACTCTGGAGGAGGTTGTTGAGGACGCATCACACAATGCTGCTGAGAGGCTGACAGGTAACGCTGTTACTATCAAGGATGTTGAGGTGGATGAGTTTGAGACTGCCATTGATGTTTGTGCTGACACTATGCAATACGCTCTCCTGGAGAGGCGTGTGCAGAAGATCCCAGCATCACAGAAAAATGCCTCTGGCATGGCTCTGGCTGGCAATCCTCACGTCAAGCTCTCCCAGTCGTACTAACCATTTAATACGATCAAGAAATGAAATCAATTTTCCAAACTTTCAAGGGCTTGCACAAGAATGGTGCACCTCTTGACCTCCTGGCCACATGGAGGAAAACTTTTGATAAGGCCTCTGAGCGTGAGGTGGCTCTTTTCCAGAAGATGTACTGTGATGAGTGGTTTGATTGGAACACTCCACAGATGAGCCTTACCGCTGAGGCTATTGTGGGCAAATACCGCATTCGTTTCATGGCTACCCTGATTGGTGATGAATCTCCCACACCTCTGAGGCGTTCCGATGGTTTCGACATTTGGACTAAGGAGATCCCACGTGTGGGACACAAGTTCCCAATGGCTGCAAGGGACTATCGTAAGCTCCTGGAGATCTATGAGAATCCTCGCCTGAAAGAGCCTGATAAGGTAAAGGCTATCGAAAAGACGCTGAAACATGACGTTCAGGATGCCTATCTGGGCTGTAAGGATGTTATGGACTTCATCACTCTTACGATCATGTCTAACTGGGGTGTCGTTCAGTTTACTCCATCCATCAACAATCCTGGAGGCCGTCAGTATGAGATCGATTATCTCATGTCTGAGCAGAATAAGCTCATGTCAGCTTTCAACTGGACTACTGCCAACACCGCTGCTGGTAAGGTAGTTCCTCTCCTGGTACTGGCTATGATCTGCGCTGATCTGCGCAACCGTGGTGTTGAGCCTGGTGAGATCCTGATGAGCCAGGATCTGTATCTGTGGCTGAAGATGGACGCTACTACACGTCTGATGGCTCACGGCTCTGATAAGCAGGGTAAGATCGTTACCGAATCTGAAATGGAAACCTTGCTGTCTGACAACAAGATCCCCAAGATCACTGTTATCACTCGCAAGTTCGCCATTGACCGTGACGGTGCACGCAACACCCTGGATCCCTGGAACCACAACTTTATTGCTATCAAGCCTGCTGGTAAGATCGGTGAGATCCAGCCTGCTATCGAAGATAGCGAGTTGATGGAGGAGGAGAATGTGGACTACATGAACGCTGGTAACGGTATTCGTATCGCTAAGTGGCGTACAGGTGAATCCACCAACCAGGTTGCTGCTGAGTACACTCAGGGATCAGCACGTCTGTTGCCTCTCATCACTGAGATTGATGCTATCATCTGCCTCCAGGTACGTGGTATTACCGAAAAGACAGTTCCTGCTGTTGATGGTAACGAGCGTATGTACTGGACTAAGTACGAGTACGAGAACAACGTGGCTCCATCTGCTGTACCTGAGGGTTAATGTCAAACCGAAAACATATTATAAGCAATGAAAAAGATCATCAACTGCCTGTTTGCACTCCTGGTACTGGAGGCATTCAAGGATAAGAACGATCACGCCACAGTCTATCAGCCTGGGGATCATCTGGAAACGGATGATCTCTCCAGGGTGAATGACCTGGTAAAGCGTGGACTTGCTAAGATTGAATCTGTAGGTGTTGCTGAGGATGCTGCTGGTGACGATGCCAACGGTGGTGACGCTGGAGGCTCAAAGACTGGTGGTGAGGCTAAGCCTACTAAGGTAGTTTTTGATGGTAACGAGTATGAGCCTCAGGTGATCAAAGATGCTCTGATCGCTATTGGTGTGCCTGTAGCACCTAACGCTGGTGTGAACGGCCTCACTAAGAAGATTGGAGAGATCACTGAGGAGCAGACTGCTGCCCTCAAAGAGAAACTTATTGTAGCAGAATAAAGCTATGGGTACTTTCACAAAATATGACGCTCTGATAGGTGAGCTGGAGCCGTACACAACGAGCCCAGCATCTATGCAAAAGGCTCTGAAAGACGCTGGCGTGGATAACTCTGATGAGGAATACACAACTGCTGACAAAAAACAGATCGCCAAAGCTGCTATCAATGTGCTCAAAAAGCTCTCAGGGCTATCAGGTTGATAAACTGGAGAAAAGGATCAAGGCACTTGCAGAGGAAAACGGCCTGGAGGTGTCAGAGTTTGTGGAGGTACCCACAGTAGAGGATGGATCTAACAGGTGGTAAGCTATGGGTAGGTACAATGGCACTTTCAGGTACAGAAACGATCAGGATCCACAAAAGGATGCTAAGACTGGCTTTTACACTGGTGGAGGCAAAGGTGAGTGGACTGATGGCTGTAGGTGCCAGATCGATAAGCACATACCAGCCAAACAGATCATGGGTGTTGATGGGCAAATGCACGCATATACCTGGGATCTGTTTATCCAGAAGCCTTATGACGGTACCGATCTTAGGATAGGCACTGAGATTGAGGTAACGATGGAGGATGGCACTCAGGATGTGCTTACTATCCAGGGGGTTGATAACCAAAGGAGATACATTGAGATATGGGGATAAAGCCTAAGTTTGGATCAGGTGTTGTCGCTGCCCAGGTGAATGCCTTTCAGGAACGCCTGGAGAAAGCTACCCAGTATATGTTACAATATCTGGGTGAGAGCCTGGCAAAGTACGCTAAGGATCAGCACACATACACAGACCAGACAGGCAACCTCACAAACTCTATTGGCTATGCGGTGGTTAGAAAAGGAAAGATAGTTACCTATGGTGGGGAAAACCAGCCTGGAGAGGGTGCTGCTGAGGGGCTTAAAGTGGCAACACAGATGGCTGCAAATCTGCAAAACACTTTCTCACTCATCATAGTAGCTGGAATGAATTACGCTGCCTACGTTGAATCCAAAGGGTACAATGTGATCCTGCCAGCCCAGTTTAAGGCTATGAAAGATTTTCCTGAGGCAATGAAAAGGCTCCAGGATATGGCAAAGCAAAAGGCAAATGAAACATTTGGGAATCTGTTATGATTACGACTGAGGAAATAGCTGTAGTGGCTTACAATATGCTCATTCAGAGTGATGTTGCATCCATGATCTCAGGTCAGATTGACTATGAGAGGAATGACTATACCAAAGAGGATGTGATCATAGTTCCACACAACATAGATGGTGAGGGATCCGTGCGATACGGACAGGTGAACGTCAATATCCATGTGCCTGATATTGTCAAAAATCCAGGAACTCAGTTACCTGTGTACAGGATCAATCATCCGAGGTTAATTGCTATCCGTAAAGCTGTGATCAACGTGCTTAAGAATCACTATGAGAGTGGTGAGGGATGGAACTGGTACATTGGGAGATTAAACCCTCCCATCAAGGAACAGGGAAAGAACGAGCACTTTGTTTCTCTGGCACTGGAGATCACGGTTAGGAATAAGAAATCAAATGTTTAATATTAAAAAATTACGACTATGCCTGTAGTATCAACAATGGGTTTGAAAAAAATCTACATTTGCGAGGCTGGTACAACTCCAGACACTTTCCCTACCTATGGTAACAACTGGAAAGATCTGGGTGATGTTTACCAGGACACGTGCAAGCTCACTGACGATGATCCTGAGGTGACTGAGCACAAGTCAGAAACCAGTACCAAAAAGATCACTCAGGTGGGAGAGCTTACCACTAAGATGGATCTGTCTCTGATGGATCCAGACCAGGATCAGCTCACTCGCTATTTCGGTGGTTCTTTCACTGGTACAGCTGGAAAGAAAGTTTGGGTACGTCCACGCAAGCTGCCCACAACTGAGTTTGCAATCTGGATCCAGCCTGAGGAGGGTATCTGGGTTGGTTGCTCACACTGTAGGATCGTTCCTAAGTTTGAGATCACCTACTCCAAGACTGGTATCTGCCTGGTACCTATGAGCGTTTATTTCAACGCCTCTCTCCAGGCTAACGAGGATTCAACATTCAGTCCTACGGTGGTTCCTGCTGGATAAACCAGGTAAACTAACGGAAAGCCTCCTATCCCCAGGATGGGGGGCTTTCTTTCTTAAACAGTATAATTATGGAAGATCAAGAAAGCAAGAAAGTAAATGAGGAGCTGACACAGGAGCAAAGGCTTGAAATTGAACAAAAGGCTATAGATGCTCTGATCAATATGGGTGTCAGATTCTCAGTACCTCTGAGGATCCAGCCACGTAAGGCTCCAAAGAGGCTTATCTGGTGGAATAAGCATTTCCCCAATAGGGCAAAAGCCTGGAATGATCCACAGATCCCAAAGGACTGGAATGTTACCCTGGAGGATCTGCCTGATGCTGATCTGGGCACTACCAGGAAAACGTATGTGAGGCATTTCCACGTAAAGCCTCTGTACCTGGGTACCATTGATGCTGTGAGGAGGCTATACCTACAAATAGAGTTTGATGAGGGCAACATTGAAAAGGAGCCTATCCAGGAAACAAAGAGGCTTTTCAAGTATATCCCTGTAATGGCTGAGATCGCTGCCATAGCCATCATCAACAATCCTGAGGTGGCAAACCCTCTGTCAAAGGAGGTAAAGGATCTTAAGGAGTTCCTGATCGCACACCTGACTGTACACCGCCTGGCAAAACTGGCTGCAATGATTAGCACAATGATGAATCCAGGGGGTTTTACAAACTCTATCAGATCAATACTGGAAATAGGGACAACGAAACCCAAAGCGGATCTGGTAGAGGAATGATAGGCTTAAACTCTCCCTGGGGCTATAGAGGCGAGATCGTCAAGGTCTATGGGTGGAGTTATGAGTATTTGCTTTGGGGAATTTCCTGGGTGAACGTCCAGATCATGCTGTCGGATGCCCTGAGAAATGATGATAATCCAGGCGAGGGTGAGAAAGGCGAGGTAGTGCACAGAGAGCTTAAGAGCAAAGAAGATATTAAGAACTATGTAAAAGGATTATTATAGTGGAGAATATAAATGGAGCACTGGCGTTTGAGGCAACGCTTAACATAGACGATTTCAACGTATCCTCTCAGGCAATGGAGAGGAGTATTAAGCACGTTTCGGATACCACCATAGCTGAAAGTCAGGCTATGGATGAATCCCTGTTGCAATTTGCCCAGAGAGGTGCCATGTACATCCAGAGCTATCTTGTGGGACAGGGCATGGTGAGCCTGATAAATTCCATCATTCAGGTAAGAGGTCAGTTCCAACAGCTGGAGATTGCCTTTGGTACCATGCTGGGATCAGAGGAGAAAGCAACTGCCCTGATGAATCAGATGGTACAGACAGCTGCCAAAACGCCCTTTGACTTGATGGGTGTAGCCTCTGGTGCAAAACAACTCCTGGCTTATGGTGAGGCTGCTGATCGTGTCAATGACACCCTGGTAAGGCTGGGTAATATTGCCTCAGGTCTCTCTATTCCACTCAATGATATAGTCTATCTGTATGGTACCACAATGGTACAGGGTAGGCTCTATGCCAATGATGTAAGGCAGTTTACTGGTAGAGGTATTCCATTGGTGAAAGAGCTTGCTGCCATGTATGGTGTGACAGCTGAGGAGATCAATGCAATGGTTTCGGCTGGTAAGATCGGTTTCCCAGAGGTTGAGAAAGTGATCAGGAAACTCACTGATGAGGGCGGTCAGTTCTACAACCTTATGGCTAAGCAGAGTGCCAGCCTCACAGGTCAGATCTCTAACCTGGAGGATGCCTGGGATAGTATGCTCAATGACATTGGTACGGCTAACCAGGATTTCTTTTCTGATGCCATTGGTGCTGCCAGCTACCTCGTTGAGCACTACCAGACGATCATAGACATCCTTAAGGCTGTTGCTATAGGCTATGGTACTGTGAAAGCTGCCACAGTGCTCAATACGCTTGCTACTAAGGGCTATACTGGTGTAGCACTCATTGATAACACCGTAAGGGCTGCTAAGCTGAACTTGCTTAAGGCTGAGGCTACTTTGACAGGTACAGCTAAGGCACAGCAGGATCTTATGAATCAGGCTCAGAGGGAGCACGTAGCTGCTTTGGAGGCAGAACTGACAGCTGAGGAGCACGCTAACCTGGTAAAGAGCCTGAGGGTAGCTACCATTCAGAGCCTACTCACAGCACAACAGGCAGAATATCTGTCTAATCTTGGACTTACAGCAAGCTCTGAGGGCTATGAGGCTGCTGCTATGCAAGTGCTCACAGTGGAGCAAAGAGAGGCACTGAGTAAGACAGATCTCACGTCTAAGAGTTCTGTCTATCGTGCTGCCCTGGAGCAGGAGGTAGCTGCCAAAAGGCAGAATGAGGCTGCTACACTGTCTGCTATGCGTTCTGAGGTTAGTGCTGCTGCCAGGAGGGTGGAGGCTGCAAAGGCACAGGCTGTTGCCACTGCCCACGCTACAGAGCAAGCCAGGTATGAGGTGTACTGGGCAAAACAAAGTGGTGATGCTACTGCCATAGCTACAGCCCAGAAGAAACTGGAGGCTGCTGTGGAAAACCAGGCTGCTGCCAGGAAAGCTGCCCTGAGTGCTCAGACAGATTTCTATAGCAAGAAAAAGGCACTTGAAACGGCTGCTGTCACCAGGAATACTACAGCCCATGCTGCCAACACAGCTGCTGAGACTGTACAGGCTACAGCAACCAATTTCCTTTCTGCTGCTGCCACAAAAGCAAGCCTGGCAATGAAAGCACTCTGGGCAAGCATGATGAGCAATCCTATCGGATGGATCACTACTGCTATTGGTGCTGTTATCTCTGTACTTACACTCTTTGGTAACAAGGAGGAGGAAACAGAGACTGTAATGGGTGAGTTCCAGGATACCACACAGAAAGAGATTGACAGGCTCAATACTCTCAGGGCTATCATTGAAACCACCACATCAACATCAAAGGCTCATAAGGATGCCTTAGAGAAGATCAACGAGATCTGTAAGCAATACAACTCCACACTGATGGAGGAGAATGACACCCTGGATGATCAAAAGCAAAAGTATGATGAGCTTAAGGCTAAGATCCAGGAAACGACTGCTGAGAAGATCAAGGCTAAGTATGCTGAGCAAGCCATGAAAGATGCAACTGATGCAAACGCAAAAAGCCTACAAAAGCTGAAAGATGCTGCTGAGGATGCACAGTATGTTATGCAAGAGGGATTTTATGATCCTCAGTCAGATATATATACACCTCCTATGATGGCTGCTGCTGAGAATATCAGGAATGCAAGTGGAGCTGTCTGGGAGGCTGTTGAGGCTGAGGTATCAGAGAAAGCTGCTGATCTGGCTAAGAAATCTGGTGATGAGTACAATAAGGCTCTGGAGGATGCACTGGAGGATATAAAGACGATGGTACAAGCATCCACTGGTGCTACTGAGAAAGAAATGGATGGAATGAGCGTCTATCTCAGGAGATATGTTGAACAGATCACAGATCACACCAGAACTGCCAACAATGAGCTGGATAAGATAGACAGACAGCTTAAGGGCTTTTTCAGTAGTAAGCCAGACACCTCCAATGTTACTGAATCTGTCATAAGTACAAAAATGACATTTGAGGAGCTGGAGGAAAAGCTGAAAGACACCCAGAAACAGATCGACACCATCAACGCCAAACAGGTGAAAGTGGATGCTGATACTACAGAGCTGGAGCGTCTTAAGAACCTGTTGGATCAGATCAACGGTGCTATATCTGGTAAACAGGCAGGATTGAACACAGAGAATGGTATCAATGCCAGGATCAAGCAACTCAAAGAGGAGCGTGCTAATGTTGATATTACCAGCCAGAAATACAAAGATCTGACAAACCAGATCCAGACACTGCAAAAGAGGTTGCCAAAGACTACCACAGGAGGCGGTGGAGGAGGCAAAAGTGGTAACAGTGCCAACAGCTATGCCGAAAAGGAGCTTGCTGCCCAGCGAAAACTGGAGGAGGCACGTATTGATGTTATGGAGGAGGGTTTTGCCAGACGTAAGGCTATCCTGGATCTCCAGCATAAGAAAGAACTTGATGAGATCAACAAAGAAGAGAGAGAGCTTGCTGAGGCACGTAAAAAGGCTGGCAGGGGTGCTCTGACAGCAGAACAGACAGCATCTTTCGCTGAGAGGAGAAAGCTGGCTGATGAGGCTTATTATAAGGAAAGCTCCAGGCTCTTTGATGGTGAGATCGACTATAAAAAGAGACAGTACCAGGCTTATTTTAAGTGGGTGGAGAATGTTGGTAAGGATGTTGCTGACAAACACTTTAAGACGCTTATTGCCGAGGGTACCAGCTTTACAGCATGGATAAACTCTCAGATCCAGACGCTGGAACAGAAAAAGGCTGCTGGCACGCTTACTGATGGTGATGCCAATGCCCTGAATGCTCTTAAGATCCAGCTCCAGGAAATGACAGGTGAAAAGTCTGCCCTGGAACTGTTTAAGGAGAGCCTGAGGCAGTCCACAAACCAGGCTGCTACCCTGGCTGAAAAGTTAGAGGCTGTTGCTGCTGCACAGGCTAAGCTGAATAACGGTGAGTTCCACCTGAACGAGGATGATACTACCCAGGCTCAGGCAATGCTTAACGAGCAGGATCTGGAGTATCAGAGACAGCTCCAGGATGAGGTGTTGAAAAACTACAGAACCTTTGAGGAGCAAAGAACATCCATCCAGAAACAGTATGCTGAGCTGAGACGTGTTGCACAAGCAATGAATGATACAGAGAGGGTTGCACAGATCAACAGGGCTGAACAGGATGCACTTAGTGAATTGAACGCTCAGATGCTGATGCAATCCCAAAGCTGGAAACGCCTTTTCCAGGATCTGGATTCTCTTACTGTTGCACAGATCCAGCAACTGATTAAGGATATTCAAAACCAGGTAAACAGCGCAAACCTTAAGCTGAATCCTGTAGATATGAATGCTGTGCTGGAGAGCCTGGATAAGGCAAAACAGAAGATTCAGGAGAAAAACCCATTCAAGGCTCTGGGGCAATACTTTGATGATTATATTGCTGCTAAGAAAAAGCTGGCTGAGGAAAAAGCAAAGCTGGCTGCTGGCAATGGTAGCCAGGATGAGGTTGATAAGGCTCAGATGGAGGTCAAACAGGCTGCAAAAGGTGTTACACAAAGCATCCAGACAGTAACATCTGTAGCTACACAGACTGCTGGCAGCTTACAGAGTGTATTCAGTGCCCTGGGAATGGATGATGCTGCTGAGGGTTTAGGCACAGCCATTGAACTGATGGGAACCCTGGGAGAGGCTGCTGGATCTGTCGGTAAGATAATGAGTGGTGACGTTCTGGGTGGTGTTATGGGACTGATCGGTGCTGCATCATCCCTGGTAGGCATTTTCGCTAAGCTCCATGATAAAAAGTATGAGAATAGGATCCAGAGCCTACAGAAAGAGATTGATGCCCTGGATCGCCAATTCTCACGTCTGGAGCGTGCTTTCAATAACACATACTGGGTTTTCTCTGATGAGCAACGTAAAGCCTATGAGCAAAACGTAAAGCTGATCAATGATCAGATAACAGCTCTGGAGGCTCAGAGGCAGATCGCCAAGAAATCCTGGAACTATGTGGAATATGCAAAGCTATCTCAGGAGATCGAAAACTTGAATACCCAGCTTAAGGCAAAGCAGGAGGAGGGTGATCTGTTTACACTATACGAACAGCAGATAGCAAACCTCAGGCAGCAGCAGGAAAAGATCTACAGACAGATTGATGCCGAAAGGGATAAAAAGGATACCGATGAGGGTAGGATCTCTGACTGGGAGGATAAGATCGAGGACATCAACCAGAAATGTGAGGATCTGGAGAGGCAGATGCACGAAATGCTTGCTGGTACCTCTGTACAGAGTGCCATTGAGACGTTTGCTGATGCCCTGGTGGATGCTTTTCAGCAAGGAGAGGACGCTGCTAAGGCTCTGGGAGAGACAACTAAGAATATCCTTAAGAAAGCTGTCCTGGAGGCAATAAAGAGGCAGTTCCTGGCAAAGGGTATCAATGATGCAATCAACTACCTTTCAGAGGCTATGGGTGATAACGTGCTCACTGATGATGAGCGTGCTACCTTTGAGGATATGGCTAATACTGCTGGTGAGACGTTCCACACGGCTCTGTCTGCTATGGGTGATCTCCTGGAGGATGTGAATGATGATGTGGATCCTCTGTCTGGTGCAATAGCATCCATGAGCGAGGAAACAGGATCTGTGATCGCTGGTAGGCTGAATGCTTTTATCATCAATCAGAGCCAACAGACATCAATACTGAGAGATTCCCTTACATACCAGGCTCAGATAGCCCAGAACACAGGAAAGACCGTTACTGAGCTGGAGGAGATAAAGAGGGATCTGAGAGAGATAAAAAACGGTAACTCATTACTTTCACAAGGAATATCATAATATGGAACTGACGAAACAACTTAAGGCAGACGGTATAGCAAAAGGTCTGTGTGAACAGTACCAGGGATTGCTGGAACGGTGTGATAACACTGAAAAGATGGTAAGGCTCTTTTTCAGGGGCATAGATTTCTGTATCAAGAATGACTATCCGACACTGGATTTCATGCGTAAGAATTTCAAGGGAAAGAGTGAGGCTTACGGTGGTTACATAGATGATGAGGTACAGGATCTGAAAAACGCTGAGAACGTGGTACTGAATGGTGACTGCAAAGCCATGTTGGAATATGATGGATATTCCGTTTGTAATCTGTTTGCAAGGCACAACACACAGGGATCTGTAAACGTCTCTGGATATGCCGTGCTCAATATAGATGCCTTTGATAACTCTAATCTGGTGGTGGCTGTGGCTGGCAACACTGCCAGAGTTAGGGTTACTCTGTATGGGAATGCCCAGGTGCAATGTATTGGATCTGGAATAAAAGTTATCAAAAAGAACCAAAAAACGTATTGATTATGATAGACAACAATCTTATATTGTATCTCCCTTTCGATGATCCTGATGGGAATACAGCTTACGACTTTTCCAAAAACAGGGCTGATGCTGCTTTAACCCTGGGAGCCTGTTTTACGACTGATGCAAAGATCGTGAAAGCCCTCTCTCTGAATAGGGGTGAGGCTACTACCAGTGTGGTTTTGCCTTTCGGATCTGATTTTACAATGTCATTCTATGCAATGACTGATAAGAGGAAAATGGGCTGGATGCTGAATTATAATGCCCTGAATACGTATCAGGAGCAATGGCTGGATGTTTCACCATGTAAATACGCTTTCTTTGTGTTCGTTAAGTCTGGCTCTGTGTTCAAGGTTTATAAGGATAATGAGCTGGTGTATAACCAGACGCTCCTGGGAACGCCTATAGGCTTTTCTTTCAATGATGAGGATCTGGAGGAAAGCGATGCTTTCATAGACGATCTGAGGATCTTCAATGTGGCAAAGAGTGTTACTGAGATCCTGGAGCTGTCTGCCGAAACTGATGTTGAGTATTATGTGAATGGTGTCAATTTCAAGGATTATGGCGTGTATGTATCTAAGCACTCTGGACTGATTGGTGGACTGGCTCAAAAGGATAGCCTGACAGTGAACTGGGAGGATTATCATGGTAGGGTGAGAGATAAGAAAAACAAGCGTTTCAAAGAGCGCACAATAACCCTGGATTGCTTTATTGAGGCACAATCAAGATCCGCTTATGTGAGGGCTGTGATGGCTTTCCTGGCACAGTGGCAAAAGGATGGCACACAGCGTTTGAAAGTGGAGTATGACGGTAAGGCTAAGCCTCTGGTTTATGAGGTTGATCTGACTGATGAGACCAATCCATCTGAGACCTGGGGACGCTACAATGATGAGCTGATGGTTGGAACATTCCAGCTTAAACTGGTAGAGGATGAGCCTGTAAAGCGTGTGCTCAGGCACATATCGGCAACAGCCAACAGCGTATCCACCATTACACTCACAACGGTTAAGATGGTGAATATATACTGGGGTGATGGTAACATGACAAGCAATGTTTCTGGTACCAACACAACGGTAACACATACCTACACAGATGCTGGAGAGTACGATATTATTATTACTGGCGTGATTGAAAAGATCACGGCAATGACAACTAACGATATTGTGATATGGGACAATTTACGTTAATCAAACGTGACGGTACGACAAAGAACCTGGTTTCAAGGGATCCGTTTTGCACTGTTACCAGTGCTAAGCAGAACACATCCCTGATGGGTGACGATGTTGTTACGCTGTCAATAGTCAGTGAGGAGCTGATCACCTTTGTAAAGGGTGATAAGATCCAGATCAACGGCTATGACTATATGGTAAGAACCACACCAACCAGGACTATCAGATCAGAAAACCACTATGAGTATGAGGTTACTTTCTATGGCGTGATCTATGATCTGATGAAAACCCTGTACAGGGACTGTGACAGCAACGGAAACAGCAAGTCTGCCACATTCGATCTTACGTATTCAATGCGTGAGTTTATGCGTGTGCTCATATACAACCTGGAGAGAGATTATCCAGGCTTATGGGAGTTTGATGAGGCTCACTGCCCAGACACAGAACCTATCACTTATTCTTTCTCCAGGCAGAACTGCCTCAGTGCCCTCCAGAGCCTCTGTAAGGAGTTTAACCTGGAGTTTCAGATCACTCAGGGAGTAAACAAGCGTACCATCCATATAGGCAACTTTGGTGAGCAAGTGATACCTCCTGGAGGTGAGACACATTTCCAGTGGGGAAAGGGAAAGGGATTGTACACCCTGAAAGAGGATAAGGTGGATGATAAGGCTGTGATCACCAGGCTTTGGGTGTCTGGTGGATCCACTAATATCAGGGCTGACTACAGGGACTATGCCAACGCCCTACAGCTGCCATATCCTAAGAGGCTTAACAAGAATGCCCATACCCTGGATGATGGCACTGTGATTGCTGCCCAGTCTGAAATGATCGGAATCTCCAATGATGCCAACAGATACTTTGAGGATGCTGCCCTTGCTAATGTGATAGGATCTGAGGAGGATGAGGAAAACTACACTGAGATCTATCCTACCAGGACAGGATCTGTGACAGCCCTGGGTGGGAATATCCTTACCTTTGTTGATAGCGCAATGGACTTTGATCTGAATGCTAAGGATCAGAGTGGTAACACTCTTTACCTGGTAGAGGGAACGGCTGCAAAGATTACGTTCATGTCTGGCTTGCTTGCTGGGCAGGAATTTGAGATCTCAAAGTATGATCATGCAACACACACGTTTACCATCATAGCGTTTACCGATGAGAGAGGTCTTACCGTTCCTACAGAGGATACTGAGGCTTTCAGGATCCAGGTTGGTGACACCTACAAAATGACAGATATAAATCTGCCTGATTCATACATTGAGAAAGCTGAGGAGGAACTTTGGTACAAGGGTATCCAGGAGTTCAATAGGAGGAAACAAGCCAGGGCACAGTACACCCTTACCTTTGACAGAGAGTATTTCCTGGATAATGTGCCTGAGGATTCAGACGTTTGTCTTTTCCATGTAGGTGACTACGTGCCTGTGAAAGACACACGCTTTGGAATTGAAAAGTACATCCGTATCCAGAAACTACAGAGGGATCTCCTGTTGGATCAGGACTACAGCCTAACGATTGCCGATACAGCAACAATCAATATCTACCAGCAGACAGTGCTGGATGTAATCAACCATGATGTTATAATAGGAAAGGCTGGACTGAAAGATCTTAGCAGGATCAGGAGAGGATGGCGAACCACTGAGGAGCTGAGGAATATGGTGTTTGATACTGATGGCTACTTTGACACTGATAAGATCAAGGCTACCAGTATTGACACAGCTATGCTCACTGTGGGAGCAAAGAGCCAACAGTTTGTGCTTACTGGTGTGATCATTGAGCCTAACGTATCTGGTAATGCCAACAGGCTCAACGTATCATCTGGTTTGCTCTCACACACAGCCCTAACGAGGGCTGATCTGCCTACAGCACTCCAAAACATAATGACAGGTGACATACCTACGTGGACTATGGGAGCTGCTGAGTTTACCTGTGAGAGTGATGGAGGCTATTATCTGTATGCAAGGTGCTCTAAACAGGCTTTAACTGGTACGTTCTACCTGACACAGCAACAGATCAAGGCTGAGCCAGAGGGTGAGAACTTCTACTATTTCCAGGTAGGTATCCTATCCAGGAACTACACGGATGATGGCTACAGGGATTTCCAGACTACTTACGGATTTACAAGGATCAACGGAAACACAATCACCACTGGTAAGATCCAGACTGCAGACGGTCAATGTTATCTGGATCTGGATGGCAACAGATTCAGGATCGGTGACAGCCAAAGTTCAATGGACTGGAACGTGACGGCAAACAACCAGCTTACGTTACACAATGTAAGGCTCCTGAGTACGTCTGGAGATACCAGTGCTCTGGGTGTGTACAGGGGAACCTACAATAACTCATACACCTATTACTATGGTGATGAGGTAACATATACTGACAGTGGGATCACTGCCACATACAGGTATATCAATCCTGTTGCATCCAGCGGACATCTACCTACCAATTCAAAATACTGGGCTGTTGTGGCTCAGGGTAAGAATGGCGAGGAGGGTAACAGCTCTTTCTATTCCTACAATGAGAGTATAGAGAAACCAGCTACACCATCTGGTGATGGTACCACTGGTGGATGGAGTGCCACAAGCTCAGAAAACGTAAGGTGGATGAGTATCAAGGTGGCTAAGACACGATCATCTGGTACCTGGGGTGCTCCCATCAAGGTAAGAGGTGCTGATGGTACCAGTATCTCCATCAAGGGTACAAAAACAAGTGTTGCACAGCTGCCAACTGTCGGAAACAATGAGGGTGATTGCTATATAGTGGCTGAATACCTGTATGTTTGGGACGGTACCAACTGGCAGAACATGGGTAAGATCAAGGGTGATCCTGGTACCAGCTCATACCTACATAAGAAATACTCCAATGATGGAGGTATTACATTCACTGATGGTATGGGTGAGACACCTGGTAGGTGGCTGGGTTTGTATGTTGATCAGAACCCTACCGATTCAGACAATCCAGCTGATTACACCTGGAGCGATACCAGGGGAGAGCAAGGTACACCTGGTGAACCTGGTGAGGATGGCAGAACCACATACCTACACATCAAGTATTCAAATGATGGAGGTCTGTCATTCACTGGGCACAATGGAGAGGATCCAGGAGCTTATATAGGACAATACACAGACTTTGAGCTGTTGGATAGCTCCAATCCAGCTGATTACACCTGGGCAAAGATCAAGGGTGAGGATGGTAACTCTGGATCTGATGGCAGTTCTGGAGAGTATTACGAATACAGGTATGCTAAGAACGGATCAACCGTTGAGCCTCCTACTCTCAATCCCAATGATCCAGATCCTACAGGGTGGACTAAGACACAGCCAACACTTGGAACCCTGGAATATATGTGGCTAACTATGTGTAAGAAACACTCCCTGAAAGATAAGGAGGTGTTCCACATTCCTGTCACTGTGAATGATGTAAGCTCTACACAGCTCCAGGATGCTGATGGAAACTACAATGCTGATAAGGGTGATGGATCTGTGATAGAGGATACTGACAGGGAGGGTTACGTACTGAGACTGTCAGAGAACGGTGATTCACGTATTCCAATGAATATGCCTTTCGGTAAGAACTTTACCCTGGCATTCTGGTATAAGATGGCAGGATCTGGCTTTACCTGGATGCTCTGTGGTAAGTATGGCACAGAGTACAGGGAGGTGGTGGAGAATATGACTGCAAACACCTGGGTACACCTGGCTTTCCGCTTTGCATCAAACACCATATCAGTATTTAGGAACGGTGTACTGGAAAACACCTACTCAATAGGTGAAGTGCCAGTTGGCTTTTCCATCTATGATGACAATATGTTTGGATCCACCATCTACTTTGATGAGATCCGCTGCTTTGAGGGTGCTCTTTCTCCAGCAGATATAGCAAGCATCTACACTGGTGCTGTTGATGAACTGGTGCAGAACTGGAGCGTACCTATCAGGGTGAGTGCTGTTGATGGTAGGAATGCCGATCCAGCTATCAGTGTGGAGGATGTTGATGTTGAGTATGTACAAACAAGCTCCAGCTCTGTGATACCTACCTCTGGATGGAGTACTGATGCACCTACCTGGGTGGATGGTATGTATATCTGGAGTAGGACAAAGGTAGTCTATACCGATGGATCTGTCACATACACTGATCCTGTATGTATAACAGGAGGAAAGGGTGGCACTGGTAATCCTGGAAACCCTGGCAGGGGCATTTCCTCGATCACAGAGTACTATTATCTTTCTACCAGCTATTCTGAGCTGGTGGGAGGCTCCTGGAGTACTACCAGACCTGGATGGAAAGACGGTTACTTTATCTGGACTAAGAGCGTTATTGCTTATGATAATGGAACATCACAAGAAACCACTCCGATCTGTGTAACAGGTGGCTCTGGTGTTTCTCAGGGTGCAAACCTCCTGTTGGATACAGCCTTTACCTATGGAGATCATACAAGAGGATGGGATGTTGCTTTCGCTGCAAGCGTGGAGGATGGCTACCGTAAGATGAAAGCTGTCACAGCGACTGTTGGCAGAACACCCAGTTCTTTAGATGTGATCAGTCAGACGCTTTGGGATGGCGAGGATTCTGAGCTTGATGGTGAGACGTGGTACACAATATCTTTCTGGAGCAAGGGACTCAGCAATACAGGAACATACCTCAGGCTGTTTGTGTATCCAAGTATGGTGAACACTAATATCATGGGATATGTGGACGGTGCACAAAGAAACTTTGGATCTGATCTGGGAGTAGGATTTGCTCCTGAGGAAGATTGGACTTTCCACACCGTTTCTTTCGTTACAAAGTCACGTGCTGACTGGGGGAACTATGGTAGGATCCTGTGGCGTACATACAACTATTCTGGGTGCCATATCTGTATGCCTAAGCTGGAAATCGGTAGGGTAGCAACAGCCTGGCAGATGAATGAGCACGAAAAGAAAGGTGATAGTGTTGATGTGGTAGATGTTGAGTACGCAAAGAACCAGAGTAATTCCATTGCTCCTACTACAGGATGGAGCACAGACACCCCTCAATGGGAGGATGGATACTATATCTGGAGCCGTACTAAGATCATCTATTCAGATGGTGGTACAAGTTATACTGATCCAGCCTGTATCACTGGTGGTAAGGGTAACAACGGTAAGGGTATAACCTCTATCGTTGAGCAATACTACCTTTCTACCAGTAACAGCACCTGTATTGGTGGATCCTGGAGTAACACATATCCTGGATGGCAGGAGGGTAAATACCTCTGGACACGCACAAAGATTACGTACACTGATGGATCTTATGTCGTAAGCAACCAGATCTGTGTAACTGGATCAACAGGAGCAAGTGGAAAGGATGCTGCAACAATCTATGTAAGAGGCACTGGCTATAACAATAGTGCTGATGGTAAGCTGGAGGTGTATGATGGTAAGAACACTACAATAGACGTTACACATGGTGGCAGAGGTCTTACACTGGTAACTATCAACCGTGATACCTTGCAACAGGTATCTAAGAATACCTATGATACCTATGGTGATCAGAATGCCATTAAGAATCTGTACAATGCCCTGAATGCGCTTAATTCAGATGTGTTTGTGTGTCTATTCAGCTATGATGCTGTAGGATGGATCTATACCTATGACAGCTCTATTGCTGCTGATGCACTACCTAAAAAGCTGCTTGATTTCGGATCCAGCGGTGTTGATAATACCAGCACTGGCAGATACCCATTTGCTTTCCTGGGTTACAAAGGATTGAACAGGGGCTATGCTTTACAGGTACAGTACTCTGATGCTGCTAACGCTCCTTATGCTGAGCTTTCAACTTATGTAGCTAAGAGATCTTTCACAATGGCTAAGCCAGGAGAAAAGGGTGATCAGGGTTTCTCTATTGCTGCTGTCTTTCGTGGTGACTATGACGCTAACAAGGTTTACTATGGTACCTCTACCAGGGTGGATATTGTGAAATATGGTGGTGTCTATTATGTTGCACGTGTTGATGCTGGAGAGGGTTTTACAGCTGTTCCTACAGATACGTCAAAGTGGAATACCTTTGGTGCTCAGTTTGAAAGTGTAGCCACAACGCTGCTGCTGGCTGAGAATGCCAATGTAGCCAATTTCCTTTTCTCTGGAGGCGTTCTTAAGAGCCAACAGGAAACGTCTGGTGTGGCTAACATCATTCTTAACGGTAATACTGGCTATGCCTCATTTTGTGGTGGTAAGGTGATTCTGAGTAACGCTGGTACCGTCTCTATGGCTGGTGGTAATTTCCTGATAGATTCTGGTGGTAATATCACTTGTAAGAATGGAACATTCAATAACATTACAATGAATAATGTAATTGCTAATAGTGGAACATTTAAGGGTAAAATAGTAGCCGAATCTGGATTGGTGCTTACTGTTACGACTGGTAGTTCTGGTTGGGATACTCAAATGACTGCTGCAAGTGTTGTTCATGTCAATAAATATATCTCACAGCAATCATATCCTGTGAATGACAGCGCAACAGTTGTCCTACCATCTAATCCCAATACTGGTCAGCAAGTAACAGTTAAATTTCTGACAACCGCAGGACATCGTAGGCTGTATGGAAATGGAAAAAAAATAGATGGATATGATAATGCGTATTTCTATGGTAAGTACTATGATTACTGGTATGATGGAGAGGGTGGATCGTCAGGTGGAGATTACTATGATCCAATAAATGGATCTGTCACTCTTGTTTATGATGGAAGTATGTGGAATGTTTTATCTTTAGCGAAATTCCAAAACTATTTCGGTAGTGCACAGAAAAATTGGGAATAAATAGCAAAAAAAATAAAATATGCGTTCATCAAACACATTTTTTGTGTATCTTTGCAGTTGTAAATTAACTTAGTAAATTAAAAAGAGAATGGAACAAATGTATGCAATGCGTGTCCTGACACACGGACAGATCACAGATCTTACCAACGGATTCAATCTGGGTGGTAAGGTGTTCTCCATCTTTGTAAGACCTAAGTCTGTCTCGATGGAGGCTAACGTGCTGGTTAGTTGCAAGTGTATTTGCGACAAGACAGCAAGCAATCTCCCAGTGCCTATAGGTGACTGGTCTCCTGCTGCCATAGTAGAGATCTCCCCATCTGCTATTTCGCTGACAGATTATGATGTTTACTGGGGAGCAGGTGAAAAAATCTAATTCTTAAGTACTATGGGTTTAATTTTAGGTAGTGGCACAACAAAGCCACAATACCCTTACGATCAGTGGTATGGCGTACAGGGTGATTTCACAAGCCAGGACTATCTGCTTACCAGAGTAGGTAATCTGGACTTACACAGGACGCTGCCTCTCCAGTCTAAGCTGAGGAGGTTCGTGGAGAATGAGGATGGTAGTGTAAAGTACTACCTGGGTGCTAACGACAGTAGGATCAAGGATTCTGGTGCTGCTGCTGATATTACTGGAGCCTCTGGTAATGTGATGCTGGAGATCCCTGAGCACTATGTACGTGTTGAGATCTCAGGTACAAAGTGGATCTATGCGATCTCTGAGTATCCGCTGCCAGGTTTCGTGAAAAAGGAGCGTATGGCTATCTCTCCCTGGTTTGCTACTTACAACCAGAGCACAGGTAAGCCTCAGAGTGGCTGTTTCCTGACCTGGGACGGTAACAATGTTGCCAGGGGTGAAACAGGTCTGCCTATCTTTGTGGCTAACGCCTCTCAGTGTCGTGGTGGTAACAACACCTCAGGATGGGATGATACCTACAGGTCTCTGGTTGGTATGCCTCGCACGAATGTTGCTAAGAGCACAGTAAGGGGATGGTGTAACACTGCTGCCAACGGTATCCATCATGGAGCCTACAGAGCCTACAACACTATTGCCTGGTTCCAGAGGATTGAATATGCCTCTTTGCACTGCCAGGATACTTACACTACAACACTGACAGCTGACGGTTTACACCAGGGCGGTCTGGGTAGTGGATGCTCTGTAGATGGAGGTCAGTGGAATACTCACAATGGCTACAATCCTTTCGTTCCATGTGGTGTGACAGCAACGCTGGGTAACAACACTGGTAAGGTGACGTTCACTGTCAAGAACTGGCAGAATGGTGGCACTGATAAGGACATCCAGGTTACATCCTACAGAGGTCTGGAAACACCTTATGAGTATCTCTGGATGCTGGCTGATGATGTACTGGTACACCATAGCCCTGACACAGAGGATGCAAAGAGCACGATCTACCTCTGTACTGATCCGACAAAGTTCACCTCTCACTCAGACAGTGCTACTACTGTGCCTGAGGGCTATATTGCCATGACTGATCTCCCACGTTCAAGTGGCTATATCAAGACTAACGCTTTCGCTGGAGAGCTTGGTTTATCATTCCCTGATAAGATCGGTGGTGACAGCAACAAGGGTATCTGTGATTACTTCTACCATCCAGGTACAACAGCCTCTGGCTGGTATGGTGCCCTCCTGTCTGCGTCTGCGGATCTTGGTGCGCTTGCTGGTTTCGGTTATCTGGGTGCGAATTATCGTTCCTCGAATGCGCATGCGTACTTTGGGTTCCGCTTGTGCCGTGGGTGAAACGCCACGACTGCAAAACACGGTGGGCGGTGGCTTTTCTGAAAGCTGCCTCCCCACCTTTCAAAAAGAGAGTTCTTTGAAAATATAAAATAAAAGGTTGCAAGGTCAGGTGCCCTCCTGTCTGCGAATGCGAATAATGGTGCGAATGCTGGTTTCGGTTATCTGAATGCGAATAATCGTTCCTCGAATGCGAATGCGAACATTGGGTTCCGCTTTTACCGTGGTTTTCCTTGAAAACAAGAATAACTGTTAGACCTCTGCAACCCTACCTCACAGGGACTGCTGGCACTGCTGGCAGTTGGTAAAACAATAGTGATTCAGTAAGGTGTGAGTAAGTAATTGAAAGCTCCTGATTGAGCAACGGCACACAAATGGAGAAAAAGAAGAAAGCCAAAGTTGATGCCAACCAGTACAACGTCTCTGTAATGTACCGTGATTTTGAGGATGTAGGCTACTATATCGGAAACACAGGAAAGATCTATATTTCTCCTGTAAAGAAGATCAAGAATGTATATCCACTGGTGTATAGTACCGAAAACCTGATCAAGTCTCAGTACACAGCCCAAAAGGGCAAAAAGAACAGAGGAGAGGTAAAGGCGTTCAATGACAATTTGAATGATTGCTTGGCTACCCTGTATGAGATCCTGAGTGAGGAAACCTATGAGCCTGGAATATATAGGACTAAAAAGATCTTTGATCCTAAGGAGAGGGATATAATGATAGCTCCTTTCTTTCCAGACAGGGTGATACACCACTGTATCATCAATGTGCTGGCTCCTCACTGGTACCACATATTCATAGCGAACACATACGCTTGCATCAAAGGGCGTGGTACCCACAAATGTATGGAGGATGTACACAGGGCTCTGATAGAGGATCGGATCGGTACCAGGTACTGCCTGAAAATCGACATCCGAAAGTTCTATGACAATGTGGATCACTCAGTGCTGAAACAGATCATCCGCTATAGCATAGCCGATGAGAGTTTGCTGAGGCTGTTGGATAAGATAATTGATAGCAACGGTAAAGAAAAAGGACTGCCAATAGGCAATTTCACCAGCCAGTACCTGGCTAATCTATACCTGGCATATTTCGACCACTGGGTAAAGGAGGAGCTGGGCATTAAGTACTACTACAGATACATGGATGATATAGTGGTGCTGGGAGAGAGCAAGGAATGGCTGCACTACGTTCTGGATGCCTTAGGGCTCTATCTGGGATCAGTGCTAAAGGTGGAGATCAAACCGAACTGGCAGATATTCCCAGTTGATGATCGTGGTATAGACTATGTTGGATTCAAACAGGATCATTACGGAATACTCCTGAGAAAGGGGATTCTGCTGAGATTCTACCAAAAACTGGAAAAGACAAAGGAAAAGTACCAGATCAGTAATGAGGATGATATTAAGCACCTGTTTCCGTCTGAGTATGGCTGGATAATCAGATGTGATAAGGAGCACAGTGATTTCATATTTAATAAATGTTTGAATTATGGCAAAAACAAGAATTTTGGTTATCGGGTTGATTAGCAAAGAACAGCCTGTAACGATTGACGATCTGAACAACGGACAGGGCACGTTCCTGTACAATCACAATGTTCAAGAGGTTCTTATCATTGAGGATGAGGATGGCAACATCACAGTTACCGATGATGAGAGCAAGGCTACTGGAACTGGCTACCAGTATGACAGCTGTAGGGTTGAGTTCCCAAAGACAGCTGACAATATGTATGGTACCCTGCTGAATGCTAAGTACGACAGCGACCACCAGGAAAAGCTCATTAACGAGTATAACAGCGCAAAGCTGGGACTGATGGATGAGAGTAAGATAACAGCTTATACAGAGTTCCTGAGGGATCGTATAGCTATCCGCAATATGGTTGATCAGGATGCTGCTGCCAACCACATACCTACCGATCTGTAATGGAGATAGTAGATTTTGTGGATGATAGTGTCTGCCAGGGTAATGCGGACATCTTTGACTGTGAGTTTACATCCATTGATGCTGTGATCAACCAGGTCACTGTGTTTACTGGGTGTGATCCTGACAGGCAGACAGAGAACGGTGCACGCTGCCTGATCGCTTATGGTGAGGGATACAGCCGATCTGCATTTTTCACTGATAGCAAGAAAGTGAAAGATGTGTTTGCAAGCCAAAACAGACGCTATCCTATGAGAGCTGTTATCAAAGTAGTTAAATATGGAACAATGTACGGTTTCAGAGTGTTCCCACCATCCACTGAGATAACACAGGAGGATAAGGAAAACTTTGAGGCTTACAAACGTAACAAATGGAGGAGTAGAAGATGATAGACCAGGGTTTACAGACTGCCAGGACAATAGGTGATGTAGGAATGATGGCGGTTACGGCTGCATTTTTCCTGGTGCTGGCTGCTGCTTTAATGATCGCCTGTTTCAGATGGTTTAAGAACATCATCAATGATATGCTGGTTAGCAACAAAACCACAATGAATGAGCTGCTGGAAGAAACGAAAAGCCAAAACCAGATGCTGGCAGACATTTCAGAGGGGTTGCGACCTGAAACACAGCTGCGTATCAAAAACACCTCCAGTATCTACTTTGACTATGCTGTTGAAAAGGTATGCCGTATAATAAAAAAGGTACGTGAGGAAAACCACATTGTGGATAGGGAGGGTACCAGGAAAAAGATCCGTACCCTGCTGATCAACTTGCATGAGGATCGTAATAGCCGTTTCGACTATTACACCTACAGGGGTAAGAGGCTTTCATCATATACCTCTCCTGAATGGCTGGACTGGGTGGCTGATGTTGTGGAGGCTGAGGTTTATTCCGATAAGCAGAACAATGGGAGGAGCTATACTAACGTCCAGGCTGTGTATGATAGGATCAAACTTGACTTTTATCACAAAATGAATAGCTGACATGAGTAAGATTGAAACACTGTGGCCATTTATCCTGAGCTGGGAGGGTGGCTTTGCTAATGTACCAGGTGATCGTGGAGGTGCTACCAAATATGGTGTCACCATATCAACCTGGAAAGCCCAGGGCTATGATAAGGATGGTGATGGTGACATTGATGTGGATGATCTGAAACTGATCACTCCAGCTGATGCTATGGAGATCTGTAGAAAGAATTTCTGGAATCGCTGGAAAGCTGACAGGATCAATGATCAGTCTATTGCTAACACCCTGGTAGATTGGGTATGGGGTAGCGGAAAGTACGGTATCACCATTCCACAGGCTATGCTGGGTGTAAAGACTGATGGCATCGTGGGTGAAAAGACACTTGCTGCCTTGAACGCACAGGATCCTAAGACGTTCTTTGCTAAGCTCCAGAAAAGGAGAGAGCAATACCTGAGAGATATTTGCGTTAGTAGGCCTACTAACAAGAAATTCCTGAATGGATGGCTGAGGAGGCTGAATAGCATCCAGTATGGATCGCTCACAACTAACACCGTTCCACCTAAAACAATTAAATTCGCATGAAAAAGTATCTGATCATTACGTGCCTGGCACTTGGAGTAATCTGTGCCTGGCTTGCACACTCCCTGTATGAGAGTGGCATAGAGAGATCAAGGCTCCAGCACAACCAGGAGGCTCTGATTGGTGAGATCCAGCTTTACGAAACTAAGGCTGGCGAAAGTGCTGCATCAGTGCTCAGGCTCCAGCTGACGAAAGATGAGCTGGAGAAAAACAACCAGGAGCTGAGCCAGGAGATCAAGGATCTGGGGATAAAGCTGAAACGGCTGCAATCGGTATCACAGACCTCCAGCCAGGTTAATATCCAGATCAGGACAGAGATTAGGGATAGTATTGTATATAAGCCTGAGATCCACCTGGTAGATACTCTAAAGACGTTTTCCTATAATGATCCTCCGTGGGCAAAGATAGATGGAGTAATTGACAGTGGGAAAGTTGATCTATCCGTAAGCACAACCGACACAATCATACAGATAGTACACAGAGTGCCTAAGCGTTTCCTGTTTTTCAGGTTTGGTTGTAAGGCTATCAGACAGGAGATAATCAGTAAGAATCCATATAACAGGATCGTTTACTCTGAGTATATCGAATTAACAAAGTAGCTTTCTGTAGAATAACTATACTGCCGATCCGTGCCAGCCGTGAGGCCAGTGCGGATCATTTTTTACTCAGTAAATTTTGTCGTTTCAGAAAAAGTATGTACCTTTGCACTGCCGATCTGAAAATCGGTGTTGCATTAAGCACTCTGAGCCAGACCTGGTGAGGGGTGCTTTTTACATAAAACGAGCAGAAATGCTACAAATATTCTACAAAAACTCCGAAAAAGGCTGTAACAAGCTGATAATCATAGGATGTGGGAAATCTCTCCTAAAGCTTAGTTCCGAGTTCGATTCTCGGTCGGGGTACTATGAAAATGATTGAGATTAAGGAAGTTACAAACATAGCGCAACTGAAACAGTTCGTTCAGTTCCACTATGACCTTTATCGAGGCTGTCAGCAGGCGGTTCCTTTTCTTTTTTCTGAGGAGATGAACACGCTGAGGCATGACCGTAACGCTTGCTTCGACTTCTGCGAGGCGAGCTACCTGATGGCTTTCAGAGGCGAGGAGATGGTGGGACGCGTGGCTGCCATAATCAATCATCGTGCCAATGAGCGTTGGCAACGGAAGGTCGTTCGTTTCGGATGGCTCGACTTCATCGACGACAAGGAGGTGAGCCGCGCCTTGCTCGAGGCTGTCGAACAATGGGGCAGGCAGAAAGGAATGACCGAGGTGGCAGGTCCCCTGGGATTTACCGATATGGACCGTGAAGGACTGCTGATAGAAGGTTTCGACCAAGATGCTACCATGTATATCAATTACAACTATCCTTACTACGTTCAGCACATCGAACAGATGGGCGGCTTCGAGAAGGATAACGACTATATGGAGTATCGGGTGAAGGTGCCTGAGCAGGTGCCCGAGAAATTCCATAAGATAGCCGAAATGATTCGCAAGCGCTATAATCTTCATGTGCGCAAGTTTACCCGTGCCGAACTGCTCAAGGGCGGCAAGGGTAGGGAGATTTTCAATATCGTCAATGCCACGTATAAGGACCTCTATGGCTACTCTCAGCTCTCTGAGAAACAAATCATCCAATTGGTTGACCAATATATCAAGGTGGTTGACTATCATCTCCTGACAGCCATCGAAGACTGGAATACCCCCGACCATAAGATGGTGGGATTCGGCATTACCTTCCCCTCGTTCAACGAGGCATTGCGTAAGACGCGCGACGGCAGGCTGCTGCCCTTCGGTTGGTGGCACATGCTGAAAGTGCTGAAGTTTCACAAGACCGACGTGGTTGACTTGCTGCTCATCGGTGTGTTGCCCGAATATCGTGCAAAGGGTGCCAATTCTTTGATTTTCGACGACCTCATCCAATGGTTTCAGCGCTATGGTTTCAAATGGGCTGAAGCTATGCCACAGATGGAGACGAACGAGCACATGCGTGGGCAGTGGCAGTACTTGGAGGCCACCCAGCATCGTCGCCATCGCTGTTATAGAAAGAAGTTATAACTAAAAACTATTATTATATGATACAAACTGTTGTAAAGCGCGACGGGCGCATTGTGGGTTTTAATGAACAGAAAATCATGGCTGCTATCCGTAAGGCCATGCTGAGTACCGAGAAGGGTGAAGACGAACGACTGCTCCAAACCATTACCGATCGTATTGCAGCCAAGGGTAGTCCTCAGATGACGGTTGAGGAAATCCAGGATGCTGTTGAGGTGGAGCTGATGAAGTCGAGTCGTAAGGATGTAGCCCAGCGCTATATCGCCTATCGCAACCAGCGTTCTATTGCCCGTAAGGCAAAGACCCGTGATGTGTTCCTCGATATCGTGAACATCAAGAACAATGATGTCACCCGTGAGAATGCCAATATGAATGCCGACACTCCAGCCGGTATGATGATGAAGTTTGCCTCCGAGAGCACCAAGCCCTTCGTTGACGACTATCTGTTGTCGCCCGAAAGCCGTGATGCAGTAGAGCATAACTATCTTCATATACACGATAAGGATTACTATCCCACCAAGTCGCTGACCTGCGTACAGCATCCGTTGGACAATATCCTCAATCAGGGTTTTGTGGCAGGTCATGGTGCCAGCCGTCCTGCCAAGCGCATCGAGACAGCCGCCGTGTTGGCCTGTATCTCGATGGAGTGCGCCCAAAACGAGATGCACGGTGGTCAGGCCATTCCAGCCTTCGATTTCTATCTGGCTCCCTTTGTACGCCTCTCGTATATCGAGGAACTGAAAGCCCTCGAAGACTTGAACGGTGAGGATTACAGTGCCCTTTACGATGAGGTGCTGATAGACTATATCAAACAGCCGCTCGGCACGTTGAAAGGCATTGACCGTGTGCGCCAGCATGCCATCAATAAGACAGTGGGACGTGTTCATCAGGCGATGGAGGCATTTATTCATAATATGAATACCATCCATTCGCGTGGTGGTAATCAGGTGGTGTTCTCATCTATCAACTATGGTACCGACACCTCTGCCGAAGGCCGTTGCATCATGCGTGAATTGCTGAACAGCACTTATCAAGGTGTGGGAAATGGTGAGACAGCCATCTTCCCCATCCAGATATGGAAGAAGAAACGTGGTGTGAACTATCTGCCAACCGACCCCAACTATGACCTCTATCAGTTGGCTTGTAAGGTGACGGCTCGTCGTTTCTTCCCCAACTTCCTCAACCTCGACGCTACCTACAATCAGGACAGCGAGTGGCGTGCCGACGACCCCAAGCGCTATCTGCATGAGGTGGCTACTATGGGATGCCGTACCCGTGTGTTTGAGAATCGTTTCGGTCCCCGAACCTCTATTGGACGTGGCAACCTGTCGTTTACCACCATTAACATCGTGCGTATTGCCATCGAGTGTATGGACGTGAAGGACAAGGAGGCGCGTATTGCCAAGTTCTTTGCACGCCTCGATGAGATGTTGGAGGTGGCTGCCAAGCAGTTGGACGAGCGTTTCCAGTTCCAGAAGACAGCCTTCGTCAAGCAGTTCCCACTGCTGATGCGCAGCCTGTGGATAGGTGCCGACAAACTCAGTCCCAACGATACCATCGAGAGCGTGATCAATCAAGGCACGCTGGGTATTGGCTTCATCGGACTGGCAGAGTGTCTGGTTGCCCTCGTCGGCAAGCACCACGGCGAGAGCGAGGAGGCTCAGGAATTAGGTTTGAAGATTATAGGTTACATGCGTCAGCGTGTCAACGACTTCTGTGAACGTTATCAGCACAACTATTCGGTGCTGGCTACTCCTGCAGAGGGCTTGAGTGGTAAGTTCACCAAGAAGGATCGCAAGGAGTTCGGCATCATCCCTGGGGTGACCGATCGTGACTATTATACCAACTCCAACCACGTACCTGTTTACTATAAGTGCTCAGCCCGTCACAAGGCGGAGATAGAGGCTCCTTATCATGAGATGACGCGTGGCGGACATATCTTCTACGTGGAGATTGACGGTGATGCCACGCATAACCCCCAGGTCATTATGAGTGTGGTGGATATGATGGATAAACTGAACATGGGTTATGGCTCTGTCAACCACAATCGCAACCGCTGCATGGACTGCGGCTACGAGAATGCCACACCTTCGCTGGAGAAGTGTCCGAAGTGCGGCAGTACCAACATTGACAAACTGCAGCGCATCACGGGCTATCTCGTGGGTACAACCGACCGCTGGAATCACGGCAAACTCTGTGAACTCAACGATCGTGTGACACATATCGAGGGCTCGCAGCAGCAAGAATTGTTCTAA